AAAAGAATGATCTACGCACTAAGACTAATAGGAGATGCTATAAAGTTTTTAGGTAGATCAGAGCGAGAAAGAGATGACGACTGCTAGAGCAAAACAATTGGCCAAGGTTTGGGCCAAAAAAGAATTAAAGTATATGAAAAATCACAAGTATGATATAACTATGAGCATAGGAACCATAGGGCTATCAGGCTTTGTGTTATCGATACTTTCGAACCTATAACCATCAGACTCCAAGGTCACTGCGATTAACTTCGCAGTGGCCACTCCATTTAAAATTTAATGTATCTTCTTATTTTTTTGGCAGCTCGATCATCATACGTATGATGTTTACGTATGTAGGCATACTTTGCCCTGTTATGATTAACGATACTTTGTAGTTCATCTGTGTGGTTATGTGCTGTTTCTAAAAAGTTTTGCACTGCTTGTAGAGCCATTTGCACTCTGGTGTCTAGATCTTTCTCTTTATCATATGATTCATCTATCAGGGGATTGAAAGTTTTAAATCCCATTTGTCTCAGTCTTCTAAGGTAGTGCCTACATGACACTACTACAAAAGGTTGCCTGCATATGATTGGCTTAAATATTTTTTCAGTGCAACAAAATACCTCTGCATCCGTTTCTGTGACAATATCTATCAAATAGTTTGTATGAGCTTTGTCTGCATATAAGCCGCTAATCATAGCACCAGGCATGTCTCTTTGCGCCACTTGTTTGACCCATGGGATAGGTCTAAACATTTGCGGAACTAAATGATCAAATTCATTAGTAGGAGCAATGTTCTTACTCTCAACAACCATATCATATACAAAACGTTTTTTGTATTTTAATAATGGGTCAATATATCTTGCAACACAATCTTTATGTAAATCTCGACGATATGTTATCCAAGACCATCCTTCACGATCTTTGATCTCCCTTCCAGATTCAATATCGGCCGACCAGTGTGTCATCCAGATGTCATATCCCCATGGTGAATTAATATGCTTAGGATTTTCAATCATGTGTTTTGGATGAGTATTGGGAATAACACCCTCACCAATATATACACTGCTAGGATTTTTACTTGGTTCCTCTATATAGAAAAACGTGCTATCTATTTTAAAATAAAAAATTCTATCATCAATCTGCATCCAATGCGGATGATCGATGTCTATATCGATGTCATATACCACCTGCATCTTTACACCAATTGCATTTGCCATAGGTAGACTAGATAATGGCCCACGTACTTTACTTTTTGACTCTGGTAAATTTTTGTTTATACGATAAGCATTTCTACTTGCACCTTCGATAGGTGCTGACCGAAGCCACCCCTTTGTATTAGACTTTTGTTTACTCATCGTCGGTAAAAATTTTATCTTTTATTTGTTTGTAAAGTAATTCATGTCCGTTTCTGTCTGGGTGTTGCCCATCACGTGCAAACCATTCATGTTTATTTCTTGATTGATTTTTCTTGTTAACTGTCTCCATCAGTTCCACAGTTTGTTCTTTGTCTTGTTCTGGTAAGTTTTTGATAAGCCATTCAACGTCATCCCATTGTGAATCAGCGGCCTCTGTAGTGAACTGATTGATCCAAGATGGCCATAAAACTTTTATTCCACACGCTTCATATGGCACAGGATTTAAACTACACAGACCGCCAACTATCCAAAAGTTTTGGCCTGGAAAGTTTTTTTGTATGCGTTGTGCTAACCATGCGTCGTAGTCATTTGCAAGTTCGTTCCAATTATGATGTTTGTGCCACCATGTTAACCACAAGTTCCATTGTGTTTTATCGATGTGTTCATCCTTTACAGTTAGTAAGTTGCTTGTCAAAAGATCTCTCACAGGATCAGTTTTTATTAACAACCAATGCAAAATATTCATATCACGTAAAGATGTTAAATTTTTAATTGCGCCACGATTGCTTAGGCCGTTTTGTCCTACATTAATTGTTTGATAATTGTTAGACTCTAGATAATAAGATAAGCCTCTGTGTGTAATTTTGTATTCTTCATCAACGTGAGAGAACTCTCCTTGTGAATAAGAACAACCTCCTATTGCAAGGTTGTAATACCAACGTGGCATTATCTTACTCCGTAATGTATGACTTTAATTTTGTCCCAATGTGTTTGATATTTTCTATACATGTCAACAATAACAGATCCCTCAGCAAAGTTTACTGATGAGTAGTCAACTGGATGTGCTAGTAGATATACTGCTGGTGATACACTAACGTTGTCATACACAACTTTGTGGCCTGCTTGTTCTACATAGTGACCGACCAACATAGACGTTGATCCGTCTGTTAAATTGGTTTCTGGTTTGAATGATTTGCCTAATATGTGTACAGGTAAATTGTGTCTTATCAGTTCTTTGGCAACATTTTGTGCCTGTATCTCTCTTGCCTGCATGATTGATTTGAAAAGATCATAACCTAGATCAATTTTTTCCGCAAGCCAACTTAGTGCTATGTTGTCTCTTGGATGGCAAGGTCCACCGTCACCCATGCCAGGCTCCATGTATTTTTCTGACACAATCCTATCAGCATGTCTTAATGACTCCGCAACCACACTTGGATTTGAATGTCCTATTTTCATTGTGACATCCTGTATCATGTTTGCTATACCAACTTTTGCACTGATATAAGTGTTATGAAATATTTTTATACATTCTGCTTCTTCCCATGTGCCTAGAGTTGTGTGCGGTTCTCTCTTAGTTTGCACTGTCTTATAGAATTCAATTAATTTGTCTGCTTTGGTTTTATAATCAGGATGTGGCCAAGATTGAAATCCCAACATCATTATGTCAGGTGCAAGAAAGTCTTCTGTCACAGTGCCCATTGCAATAAGATATGGATTGTAAACAAATCTATCTCCTATACCTAGTTCTGTAATCATTGGTCTCAATGTGCCAGGTAGCACTGTTGATATGTTAACAATCATAGCATCTTTAGGTGCTATGTCTACAAGAGATGTTAGTGTGTCTTTCAAATATTGATAATCAAAATCTTTAGTTGGTAGTTCTGAAGAAGGAGCCTCACCGCCATATGCTGGATCGTGTGGTGTAGGCACAGCAATAAAAATTATTTCGGAGTCAACGCAGGCATTGTATAAAGATTGACAAATTTTAATCTTATCATTTTTAATGGTTGTGTCTATATCATAACCTTTAACAAAATGTTTTTCGGCCATTACTTCTGCGACAGGTAATCCAAGTTTACCTAATCCTATCATAGTCACGTTCATCACTTGCCTTGTCCTCTGTATGGTTTGTAAGATCTTCTTTTAGATTTATTCATTGACGACATCTTCAGTTTGCCACGCCCAATGGTAGTGCGTTTTGACACAGGAGTTCTATAAGTGTTCTCAGTGTTTTTTGCTCTAGCCATACTGTAATTTATTGATGATTATGCTAATGAATTAAGAAACTGGTTAGTTGCTTTGGATGCATTCTTCTCAATGATCTTACGCCACATCTTAGACTTACGTTTGTATTTGGCCCAAACAATTGGATCATACTCATCTTCAAGCCACATCTTCCTACCTATTTCTGCATCCAGTTGTCCATCGGCCCACACACAATACCCAACCATTATTTTGTAATGATCTGGTCCATTACCACTTAATATATCTTGGGCAATCTGTTCATTGAAAGTAATAGCACAGTGATCATTAATTTGATTTGTTCCTTTAATGTTATAGTCTAGGGTGTGCATGATAGTAATTTTTTCCATAGACACAGGCCCGCCACAATACACAGATTGTCGTGGGAGTTGATTTTCGATGCCATATATTTTGGATATTTGTTCTTGGTTAATGTTCATAACGGGTTGATTCATAATGAATCCAACGGTATGCCCTACTTCAGATCCCAACATTATGACAGCATTGTGCCATATGTTAAAATTGTTTACATTTACAGTTTGACTGGATAATAGAATATTGGTCACATAAATATTTACAATAAAAGGATTACTACTATTATTAAATGAGTACATACAAATTAACATTTTCATCTCTATTCAATGCATGGGCAAATGATGAAAAAATCAGTGCTACAGGTCAGGCAGCTGGCGATTCAACGAATCCCTTCACAAATGAAACATACGATTTACATGTTACTTTGGATGGTGCTCTTGTAGCAAACGGCACAATTGATGGTTCTGCCGCACTGTCTTTTGATGCTAATCTAAGCACAGGTGATCATAATCTTATTGTAACAGTGCAAGGAGCAAAACAATCTGGTGTGTGTATAGACAAGATTGAGATAGGACCAGACTCAAGTAACCTTTCAGAAGTTGTTGCAACAAGGTTAAAATACAACAATGTTGTATCAGGTGGATCTGATTTATTAAGATGGCAATTAGCAGAGATATGGAGATCATCAGATGATGATGACACTTACAATGTTTGGTGGCCACAAATTATGGAATCATCAACAGCACTTGCACACAATTTTCCATATAGACCTGCACTATTAGCAGGCAATGAAATGCATTTTAATCTTACAAAAAATTCAAACAACATCTTATCTCTAACAGATGATTATGCAGGTGACACAAATTCTGTAATGTATGATTCAACAGAACCTGTAAAATATTATCTTGCACAAAAGCCAAACACAAAAGGCAGTTCTAATTTACAATCATCGACTTTAGATGTTATGTCATACGTAGACAGTTCAGCGATGCGAGTCGGTGGCTGGGATGATAGCACTGCTGAAGCAAGAGGCGACTCGGTAGACTCTACACTAGGAGGATACTATGCTGGTCCTGGACAGTATGATGCTGATCTTATTTGGAACAGTGACAACATTGATGACAGTTCCGACACAGCAACAAGAGTAGTTGTGCTGTCTGAAAAAGAATGGAAACAATTATATTACAACAAACTGTGGTTAGGTGAAAACAATCTAACAGCAGTCACAGTAACATGAGTGCTAACGGTATATCCCATTTACCAAACAAGAGACAAAGACAAGAACAAAAGTTGGCCTTGGCGGCAACTAAACGTGCCAACGAAGGCAAACGTTCCACACTAAAAAAAGCACAGATGCCTACACTGTATTCTTCAGGAGGTAAAAACAATGCTGAAGATCGTAAACTGATGCAAGACGGATCTACGCCATTAACTGTTGGTCGACCTTGGCAATAAGTTAATTCAATCTTTACATTATAATTTTTACAACCAAGTAAATACTATTACTGTTTGAGTCAAATCAAACATTAGGCAAACAAAAGCAAAGGCATATGAAAGACACAAAGGCGTTAGACCAAATAGGCAAACTTACCTCGCGTTTTGTACGCACCTGCCCTTCAACACCAAAGTATCAACAAAGACTTGCAGAAGAAATGGAGATCATACTCTCGTTACGATTCGTTGACTATTTTTGTCAGATCAGAGATATCTTAGATCTTTCCACAGACATACCTCACATGACACGTGGCTCTGCTGGATCTTCACTGGTGTGTTACCTAATGGGAATCACAGACGTTGACCCAATACAGTGGGATATTCCTGTGGCACGTTTTCTCAATCCCAAGCGAGATGACTTACCAGATGTTGATATTGATTATCCTCACTATCAACAAGAAGAAGTTATGAATCGCATATTTAAAAAGTGGCCAGGCAAGTCAGCACGTATATCAAACTATGTGTTGTACAAAGACAAATCGGCCAGGAGAGAAGCGGCAAAACGATTAGGGTACAAGGGAAGACTGCCCAGGAAGTTTACCTATGAATCACTAGGTATAGACCCCAAAGAAGCAAAACGAATAGAAAACAAATTGAAAGGCAAAAAGAAATGTATATCAAAACACTGTGGAGGCATCTTAATGTTTACAAGGCAATTACCAAAATCTTTAATATCACAAAACAATCAAATACTGTTGGACAAAAACGAAGTGGAGGACTTAGAACATCTCAAAGTGGACATACTGGCCAACAGAGGATTGAGTCAACTGCTGGACATAGATCCGATAACAAAGTTATACGAGTATCCAGAGATAGACGAGGCTACTTCGTCTTTGTTGAGTCGGGGCGACGTGTTGGGGGTTACTCAGGGCGAATCACCCGCCATGAGAAGATTGTTTAGAGCCATACGACCAACATCGATGAGAGACTGTGTGTTTGCCACAGCACTAATACGACCAGTGGCCATGCAAGGTAGACGCAAGGCATCTTTCTTCAATGACTGGACAGCTGACAGAGTATCTGATGTTGTGGTGTGTGAAGATGATGCTATTGTGCAGATAGCACAGTTGATTGGTTGCAATTACTATGAAGCAGACATGTATCGTAGAGCATTTGCCAAGAAGAATGAAGAACGTGTGATGGAGTTCATGACCAGACTGGGAGACCATCCACGTAAAGATGAAGTGTTTGCATCACTGCAAGAATTGAGTGGCTTTGGATTGTGCCGAGCTCATGCTGTTAACCTCGGTAGATTGATATGGGCATTGGCTTATCAAAAAGCACACAACCAGAAAGGATTTTGGGCGGCCGCACTGAAACACTGTCAAGGTTCCTACAAAAGATGGGTGTACAAGACAGAAGCCAAACGTGCTGGACTGACTCCGGTCACAGTGTCCAAGTCTGATCAGTTTGATGACCCTGTGTGGCAATACAAGAAGTATGGATGGTGGTCCGGAGAAAAGTTTTTGCCTGGCTTCTACACACGTTCATTGTATCTGGATCGCATAGAATTTGCTGGACTGGTTGCTAATGGTAGAGTGTACAAGAGTGGACACAAGAAGTATGTGACCTTTGTGACGCTAGGAGTTGACAACGGTTACTATGTGGATTGCACAATCAACCAACCATTTGCATATTCAGACACAGATGTCATACGTGGTATAGGCAAAATAAAACACCTGAACAATTCAGATTATATCGAAGTTATCGAATGTGAAAGTTTAAAGATTGATCAGTTTTACAATTAGTCAGTAGCAAAATATAACGCACTCATAATTACAACCAGTGCAATAAATTGTAAAGTTATACGCATTCTCATCATTTTGTTCGAATACTTTTTGTTAAACTCTCCGCCTTTGAACATACCATATAGGCCTACTGACAATACGGCCACCACAGCAAGAAACGCAATAGGAATGAGAAGATAGTATACAAACATCAATTATCCTTGTTCATGTTAGCGATCAACTGCTTGATTTTAGATGATTCAACATTTGCTTTGACTTTGCCTATGTCATCACCTTCTGCCTTGTGTTCTTCTTTAGCCTCTGCTGTGACAGTTGATGTTCTTTTTAAGTTTGAATAAATGCTTGGTGCTTGTTTTTTGAATGATTGATATTCTTCATCTTCAGCCAAGTCAAGTATACGCAGTGTGTCTACATTGAACTCCAAGTCAACTTTGTGTCCAACACCTGAACTTGATCTTGTTTTCATGAACTGTATCTGATACTTGCCACGTTCTCTCATTGCACGTGATGTGAATATGCCAATGACGTTGTCTGCAGTCTGTATCTTAGATAGTCCGCCACTTATGTGCGAATGATCAAACTCTATTTCTTCTACACTGCTTCTGTTCAACTGCGAAGCAGTAATCATCACACAGTTTAGATCCACTGCCAAGTTTCTTAATTCTTCTGACACATACTTGTCCTTTACAAATAGATCACTTGGCGACACACGTCTATTGATCGGCATCAACAAGTCTAAGTAATCAATCAATACCACGTCACACTTGCAGTTGTGTTGTATCTCAAACTCTTTGATGTAAGTTCTTATGTCAATAGCCGTGCTACCTGATTGTATATATTTGATACGCAACTTGCCAGACTCTTTGCCTTTCATCTTAACTTTCAAGTCAACTGTGTCAAGATCTTTGTAGATGTCTCTTGTGTTTGTGTCAGTCATCATTGCATCAATTCTCATAGCAGTCAAGTTCTCGCTCAACTCAAGTGTCACATACACAACATTTAATCCTTGTTCTACATAGTTGCAACCTAAGTTCTGCAAGAACAAACTCTTACCAGCGCCTGATCCACCTGCAAATATGTTCAACTCACCTCTGTTAAATCCACCAAACAACTTTTTGTCAAAGTTCTTCCAACCAGTTGGCACAGTGCCGTTGTTGTCTTTCAGTGCCTGTAGTCTGCCCTTAGGATCTTCGAAGTAGTCAAGACCCATGTCTTTGGTTAATCCTATCTGCACTGCCTTCTTAATCTTTTCTTCTACAGATCCATACTCACCTTTTTCTAGCATATCAGCTGATGCCAGTATGGCACTTTCAAGTTCTTTGTGTCTTGAAAAACGTTCATACTCATCCAAGAACCAATCAAAATGTTTTGGGTCTACATCAGCGGCACTTAATAAGTTAGATCCTGTCTTTGCATTCACCATCTCAACTTCGGGCAGTGTTTTATATTCTTGTGCATAATCATATATGAACTTGGCCGCTTCACGCAGTTCAGCATCATAGTGTTTGTAGAAGAAAATATTTTGTGCCCTTACAAATGACTCAGCATCTGCAAGAAACATTTCTAAAAATAATTTTTGTAAGTCTTTTGTATATTCCACAACTATATTATATTACCTCTATGCTTTGTTGTCATTCGAGTAATTGGTTATCATTAATTCTTTTCTCTGTTTTTGATCTTGTCTATAGGAACCAGTGCTTCTCATTGTGTAAGACAAGTCCCATTCCATTAAAGTAAATGAATCGAATAAGTCAGAAATTTTAGTGTTAGAATTATATGTTATCATAAATTTTGCATTCATTTTCTTTATCTCTTTGGCAAACTTATCATGATCAAAACCACGATGTTTATCACCATCTTTACCATACAAAAAAGTTTTTATATCATATGGTGGATCTAAAAATACAAAGTCTCCTTCTATATCTTTACTACCCCAAGCTTCCGCACGACAAACGTTTGTATAATCTAAATTTGTTATCTTCCAATTTTTTATTAGATGTGAATAATGCACAAGATTTTTTATATTGTTTAATGTAAAATTTCCATCATATGCTTGTTTCG